GTTCCGGCGGCGCCGGTTTCACTCAGACGCGGTGGGGGGAGACACGTTATCTAAATCGTTGTGAACACGATAATCTTGGAAACTGTGGGATAGTCTTGTGAATTTTTGTGAAAAAAAACTTGACTGTGTCATTTTTGAGTTTGCCGGTTTTTCCCGGTGCGCGGACTGGATGCGCGGCTGCTTCTCCTGGTAGTGTCGCGCCTCTCAATTTCACCAGGAGGTTTTGGCTTGAAAGGCCCAATCAATTACTTTGGCGGTAAATTTGGAATTGCCCCGAAGATCGTCCGGCTGATTCCAGATCATCGAATTTACGTTGAGCCGTTCTTTGGGGGCGGCTCTGTTCTTTTTGCGAAGCCCGCTTCGCCTGTTGAGGTTGCCAACGATGCTTGGCGCGGCGTGGTTGACTTTTACAAGGTTTTGCAAGACTCGGAGAAATTTGCTCGTTTTGAGAGGCTTTGTGCGCTTTCTCCTTATTCACGCGCTCTCTATCGAGAGTACGTGGAAACCTGGGTCGACTGTGCTGACGACGTGGAGCGCGCGTACCGCTGGTTTTACGTCGTGCGGAGTTCTTTTTCCGGAAATTTCGGGAAATCCTGGGGTTACACCGTCGGCGCGAGTGCGGGCGGACGCGCGGCTTCGGTGAATCGGTGGCTTGGTGCGATAGATCGGCTGCCGGAGGTCTCCGAGCGTCTTATGCGGGTGCAGTTTGATTGCGACGCGGCTACGCGCGTGATCCTGCGCTATGCGCGTCCTGATACGTTCTTCTATCTCGATCCGCCGTACGTGCACTCCACGCGCAGCTCTTCGCGCGACTATCGCTGCGAGATGACTGACGCCGAGCATGTCGACCTCGTTGACCTTGTGCTTTGTTCTGAGGGGAAATTTGCGATTTCGGGCTACGCCAATCCGATCTACGCCCGACTTGAGTCGGCGGGCTGGCGGCGGATTGACTGGGACGTGCCTTGCTACGCGGCTGGGCGGACGCGGCTTACTGGGCTTCGGGGCGCGGGGGCGGCGGCGCATCAGCGGCGAACCGAGTCGCTTTGGCTTAATTACGATCCGCCGGCCAAAATAAAAAATCCCGACGTTTCCGCCGGGATTTTGTCTACTTCGCTTTCGAATTGAGTCGTAGTCGTCGTCTTAGGACCACGTAAAAATTTCTGCCGTCCGTGACTAGGGCCGTGGCGAATCGCTGGCTCACGATGCATCGCCCGCGTTCGTCTCGGATGGGATCGCACGGCATTCCGCGCAATTCGGGGCGCGTTGCGCGGTCGCCCAGGTAGGTGTATCTCATTTTCCTCATCCTGTATTTGTTGGATTTTCTCGTTCTTTTAGCCATTGTTTGAAGCTGGATTTCTCTTCGGCGAGCCTGCTTTTGGCGTTGGCCATTGCCGAGGCTTCCAGTCCCATCGGATGGCGGCGAAAATATTCTTGCGTGGATAGGGCGGCTTTTTCGCGCTCTATCCGCTCGGCGCGCTCGGCTCCGCTCAGATCTTCCCACCAGGTTTCGGCCTTGGTGTCGCGCCAACTTTCAAATTGGAATTTCAGGTAGCTCGGCGACTCCAGCGCTTGGGCGTCTTGCTCCGGCGTTGGTACGGGTGCGGGTGCATTGCCGGTTGCGGCCTTGACCAGCTCCGTGCGCTTGGTCTTCGCCGCGCCCCAGGTCAGGCGGAAAATCGGCAGGCTCGGCGCGTTCCCGCTCTTTCCGCCTCGGTCGTAGGTCCTGAACCACTTCGCCCACCATTCCAGGTCGGCGGCGGTGATTCCCGCTTTTCGGAGATCGGAGACCTCTTTGTTGGCGCGCCCGCGCCCGTAGACGGCGGGGTCGATTGCAAAAACTTGACAGAATTTGTCCCATAACTCGTCAGCTCCTTTCGTTGCTTTTTCAATTTTCATTCGTTGCCGTCCTTCTGCGGCCTCCGGCCGCAGTAATCGTGATTTGGTTTTTTGGGGCGCGGCTTGTTTCCGCGCCCTTTTTGTTCAGGCGATTTTTTGGTGACGGATTCGCACTTGCGTGCTGCGCGCCACGCCGTAGGCGCTCAGGTTGAGCGAGGCGAGCAGTTCGCCTGTGACTCGGCGCTCGCCTTTTCTTGCCGCTTCGGCGAGGACTGCGTTGCAGAGATTGCCTACGGCAAGGGGTGTGTTCGCCGCTTCAGCGAGGGCGGCCAGAGCCTCGTCGGTGAAAATTTGCGCTGTCGCTCCGGCGCAGCGCAGGCGGAATTGGGCGTATTCGGCGACCTCGGCGGCGGTCAGTTCCGGGAGTTCCAGCGTGGTCAGCCGCTGGAAAATCTTGCTGAATCGCACGTCCGACTGGATTCGCAGGCTTAGTTCCGGGTTGCCGATCAGTATTACGCCCAGCAGTCGGGCGAATCCTACGCTGAGCTCGGCAAACTCTTTCAGTGTGATGAGCGTCCGGTCGCTCAGGTCTTGCGCCTCATCGAAGAGCAGGCACACGTTGTTTTGCAGGCGGTGCTGGCGTTCCAGCGCCTCAAGGGCGCGATCCCGTCGCGCCACCGAATCGCTTGGCGGGGCGATTCCGAATTGCCGGAGGATTTTGGCCGCGACGTTGTTGGCCGTCACTTGCTGCCGGTCAAATGCCTCCGCCCTGATTATAGTGGTCTTTCCTGTTCCCAGTCGGTGCTGGACGAGTTGGGAGATTGTCGTCTTTCCGGACCCGACCCCGCCGATAACGGCGAGGAACTTTTGAGTCTTGGCCGCTTCGATGAGGCGGCTGGCGGCCGACTCCATCGGCTTGGAGAGCCAAACTTCTTCGGGTGATTCGGGGTGGCCGCTGAACGGGTCGCGGGTCATTTGGAAGAATTTCACTGCGGCGTCGCTTAGGGTGGTTCTGCGGTGCATGACGTTTTCCTCGGTTGCTGCCAGGGTGTTGGTCCAGAGTTGGGCTGGGGTGATTGCGTCCATTCCTGCCCGTTTGAGTAGGTCTTTGAGTGCGGCGGTTGGGGTGTCCGGCGGGCGCACGACGCGCTCGCCGCTGCACAGTCGGTGCACCGTTGTGCGGGCGAATCCGGCTTGCGCTCCGCCGAGCGCTTCGGACAATTCCCTCAAGGAGAGTTCCAGTCTCTCCTTGAGGGTTGCGAGATTTGCGAGATTTGCGTTCATTCGGCTACTCCAGTCTGATGATTACGCCCAGATCGTATCCAATCTCGTCGATCTCGGTGCGGGTGAGTTTTTGCCCCTCCTCGATTCGTCCCCGCAGCTTGAATACGAGAGCCTCCTGACGGGGGCGCTGCACAAAATAAATCCGATTGTAGGAGATGGGCGTTCCGAGCAGTTCCGTCAGTACGTCGGCGGTCGCCTGGTGTCCGACCGCCGACAGGATTGGTTCGTACGGGCGGACTTGCCGGTATCGATTAATCAGTTTTACTGCGTCCTGGAGTGTGACCTTGTCGTATCTGTGCAGTCCGTAGGCGGTGAGGATTGACGTGTTTAAGATCGCAAGGGGGTGATTCATTTTAGGCTCCTTTGACTACTGTCAGGTTGCGGCTCTTGGCGCGCTGCGCGAGGGCGGCGAGCAGTTCCGGTTCGGACATTTCCGTGCGGTCGCCAAAGGCGCCGCGCAGCCACGACTTAAATTTTTCAAGGGCGGCGAAATCTTCTTCGCTGGTTGGGGTTGGGGCGTCGCCGCGCTGCTGGAAGAATTCCACGGCGGCGAAAAAAGAGAACAGATTTTGCGCCTCGGCGATTGCCGGGCGGAATTCGGCGATTTCGGCCCTTGCCGGGCTGTCCCCTATCCCTGGCAGTCCCAGTGCGGCGAGAATCTCCGGTCGGGGCGGCGCGGGTCTTTGTGGCAGGGCGGTCGGGGCGGCGGACGTGGCTGCGTCGGTCATCGCCTCGAAGTCCGCCACGGTCAGGAGTCCGGCGGTGGGGACTTCCGCGAGGATTCGCAGCGTCTCCTCGGCGGCCGTCTCCGGCATGCGCCGGATTGAGCCGATTGCGTCCGGCGTGGCGCGGACGCGCGTTATCTGGTGGTTTGCGTCTTCTTCGGTTATCCAGAAGTAGTCCGCGTTTGGCGGCCAGAGCACGGTGATCTTTTTGCCCGTCGCCGCCCAGTCGGCGTAGGGGCGCTGGCGTGGGAGTTGCCAGCGGTCGCCCTCCGCCTGGATTGTTATGTCGCCGCGAACGGCGACCTCGATCTCCAGGGCTGTGAAAAGCTCTTTGAGCCGCCCTTCGGGCAGCGCTCGAAAGTCGTTTCTTTCGCGCCAGCGCAACGCCGGCGCCTGCCCGGTCTCTCGATGCATGCGTGCGTTCCGGCGTCGGCAAAAGGCCTCGGCGAACCTGTTGAGCTCCTCCAGGGTCGTGACAGGCATGACCCCGATGAACCGCTCAAATTCCTCGACCCACTTGTGCGCGTTCTCGACTTTTCCCGTTGCGCGGGGCTTTCCCGGCGCGTGCTGCATCAGCGCGAATCCGCCGCTGTCGCCAAACATTTCATTGAGAATTCGCGCCACGCGCTGCATGCGCTTGCCGGTGATTACGTTGTCGTTGTCGCTATAAAGTGACAGCGGCACGCCCATCGCGGAAAACGCCTGGTGGACAAAATCAATCATCTCCGTCTGTGTGAGGCGGTGGCAGGCGAAAAACCTCACGAACGCCATTCGGGAGTAGTCGTCAACGAGTGTTATGGCCCACACCTGGTGGCGGCGCGGGTCGTCGTTGGGGTGGTTGCGGCTCACGTCGAGCGATGTGAGCTTCAGCAGTTTTCGGGTTTTGGTGTCGAGCCATCGGGTCTTGAGTCCGGTGGCGTCTATCTGGAACATCTCGCCCGGCGCCGTCGCCTCGAAGCGCCTGTGCGGGGTTTTCAGTGCGTCCACGCCGCGCCGGGTGATTCCGACGGCCCGCAGTTTCCTTGCGACCGTGGCGGCGGCGTAGGGCACCTCGGCCCCTTTGTACCGGGCGATTTCGACGGCGTAGTGCGGCGCGATCTTGTGCTGGGCTACGATAGCGGCTGCGAGCTTCAGGCCTTCGTGGTCCGCCAGGTTGGCCCTGGTCTTTCCTTTGTCGGCGCGGGGCTTGCGCCCCGGCCGAACCTGTCTTGAGATTGCGTAAATCCTGTCCGGGTGCACGTCGTACCGCGCGGCCAGCCGCTCGGCCTGCTCGGCGGCCGCTCGGCCGGATTTGCCTCGCATTGCGTCCTGCACCTCCTCCAGTGCGGCCGGATCGAGGCGTCGTCTCATTCGCCCTCCAAGTCGTCAAAAGTCTCCGCCGCCCGTTGGTTGGAGGAGATTTCGGATTGCAGCAGATCTTCCGGCGTGATCAGGCCGAGTTCGCAGAGGCATCGGTCGTTGGCCAGGTCAACCTGGCTCACGTAGAGACTCGCGAACGCGTCGCGCTGCGCGGGGGACGCCGCCTTGAGCGTCTCCCTGAGTTTTGCAAATGCGCCGAGCACCTGCCCAAGCCCGGCCTCGAGCGGCGGCAGTTCTTTTGGCAGGGCGTAGCCCGCCTCCATTCCGACCTGGAGTTTCTCGATCTTCGCCTCCAGGTCGTATTTCGCCCCTTCGGCGGATTGGGCGCGGACCTGGAGTTGCTCAAGTTGTTTTCTGCCCTGGGCGATCAGCTTCTCCTTTTCCGAGTTGGCCCTTGCCAATTCTTTGAGCGTCTGCGTCAGGGCGTCGAGGTCGTCTCTGGCGATCCGGGTTTCCTCTCCCGTTTCGTCCGCTATGACGATGGCGTCGGCGTCAACTCTGATGGCGCCGGGCGGAAGCTTTTTTCGCAGGTAGGTGGGCAGGTTTGTCTGTCCTAACAGGTTGAAGACCTGTTCTCCTTCGGCTTCGAGCAGCCGCTCCTGCTCGTAGAATTTGTTGTAAGGCATCGGCGAGTGTTCGCAGAAATCGCAGAAATCGTCGAACCGCCCAAACGGCTTGCCGTCGCCGTCTGTAAAATGGGTGTAGGTTTTGTGATCCCTGATTTGGCTCAGGGCCTTGATTATCTCCGCATTCAGTCGGTCGGCGAGGCGTTTTATGCCTCCGATCGCGCCGAGTTGGATTGCGGCGGCTGTTGCCGATTGGTTGGCGGCGGCGGCGATTCTCTGGTCGACGACCGGGGCCAGGGCCTCGGTGCGTTCGCTGTGTTGTCTCTTGCCCATGCGTTTTTCTCCTATTTGAGCTTCTTGGTCAGTGCGGCCGCCGCTTCTCCGAGCGTCCAGCCGCCGTTTGGGTTTCGGCGCACGTAGCGCCTGTGTTCGAGTGTCAGCAGCGCGCGGCGAGCGAAATCGCTCGTCACTCCGGCCAGTTCGGCGATCTCGACGATTCGCTGTCCCAGCGCGGGGCCGTCGGCAACCGTCTCCAGGACGCGCAGTGCGTCCTGGACGGCGGCGATGAAATATTCGTGATTTGGTTTTTTGGCTATCCGTGCCATAGGCCGTCCCGCCTGTTCATTGATTTCAGGGCCTCGATTATCTTGTTGGCCTCTTTGGTGGTGCGGGGCTTTTCCGCGCCGCAGACCCGCTTGCAGAATTGCGTGAGGGCGGCGGCGGACATTGCGTCGCGCTGGCTGGCCAGTGCGGCGATCAACTGGATTTGGCGCTCACTTGCGACCTGTTCGATTCCTGCCGCTTTGCGGCGTGATTGGCGAGTGCGCGCGCTGTCGCCCCTCGCCGGGGGTTGCGCGGCGGCGATCTTGCTCCAGTCGGTGCGGGGCGGGCGGAATGGCGTTCCGCCCAGTTTGACGATCAGCGCGTTCGCCTCCTCAAACGTCATTTTTGAGAGTCCGGTGTGCCCGGCCTCCGGCTCTCGATTGGTGATGCTCTTGATGGTCAGGGCCAGGAGCTCGTCGTCCATTGCGCGCGCATGCCGGAGCGCTTGCGCGCATTTGATTTGATACGGGGCGATTGGCAGCTTGACCTTTGACATAAATCACTCCGGGTAAAGCGTGCCGGCCTTGAGGCGGGCGTATCTGAGATCTTCCACGGAGCTTGCTGCCAGCAGGGCCCGCGCTCGTTCGAGCGTGATGCGTTGCGTGGCCGAGACGTGCTCGGCGCACTGGGCGAGTTCGGTGATGATCGTTTCGAGCTCGGTGCGGGTCTCGCAGTATTCGCGCGCCGACAGGAGTCGGCGCGGGGCTTCGCCGATCTCGAACTCGGTCACGATCTCGTTCTGGGTGTGGGTGAGTTCCTGCAATGCGCTCTCGACTTGGAGGCGAAGTCCGTTGCGGATTGCCAGGGCGAGGTCCTGGCTTCGCGTGGTGATTTGGTTGGCGAGTCGCTCGATTCGTCGCTGGCCCTGCAGGCGCTCTTGGAGCGCCGCCTCGGCTTGATTGTCGATCATTGTTTTATCCTTTCCTTCCCTCGGTGAGGGAGAGCATGGCGCGGGTCAGTGCGTCTTGGGCTCGCAGGATTGCGGCCTGGACCTCGTCGTCCTCCGCGCCGGAGTTGATTTTTGTTACCGCCTCGACGCACTCGGCGAGGTAGTCGGAGGCTGTTTGGTGGCGGTCGCGTTCAGGGATTCGTCCGGCGATTTTCGTTCGCCGGAGGTAGTAGTGGTGAATCCATTCAACTAGTAGTCCGGCCCCCGCCGGATTGGTCAGAATCAGGGCGTCAACAAGCTGGGTCGTGCGTTCGACCCAGCTCACTCGGCCGGTCGCGGTGGGCGATTCGTCTGAGAGCGGCTCGCGCCGCATCTGGAGGATTAGATTGCTTGATACGCCGAGTCGCTCGGCGATTTCCTGTGCGAGTCCGCGCGGTATTGCGCGTTCGAGTATCTCGTGGGGCTTCAGCATTGCCAGGCCCTCCTTTGCGCGATTTCTTCCGAAAATTGAACTGTGCGGGGTCTGCATTTGGGGCTATTCTCCGGGTCGTTGCCGCAGGTTGCGGCGGTTTGAGGGCGAGCGGTTTGGGGGTGCGGCTCGCCGGGTTTCGTCGGGTCGGGTTTGCCGCGACTCAAAAGTCCTCGCCTCCGCCGTGGCAGCGGAGGCGGCGAAATCCGGTCCGGTCGGCGAGGATGAGCGCCGCCATTTCGAGCCGGGTTGGGCGGTCCGCCTTCCAGGAGTCCGCCCACTCTGCGAGCTGTCGGCGTTCGTCCTCCGTCAGGTCGCCGGTGTTCGCACGTGGCGCGCGATAGGCGCCGAGTCCGCGCCGCTGCGCCTCTTGGCACTTGCGGCACTTCGGGTCCTTTGATTTTCGCAGGGCGAAGCCGTTGCGCTCGAACTCGACTCCGCAGCGGCAGCGGCAGCGGTACTTGGAGGTCCAGCCGGATGCGAGGTTCGGGTCGCCGACGGGCTCGATTACGACGACCTGCCCCATGCTCGTGCTGTTTGGGATTGGCTTTCGGGTGTCCTGTCTTTTTCCCATAGGGATCCTCTTAGTTCAGGTTTGCGGCGCTTGCCGTTGCCGCGTCCGTCGTGCGGAGGACTCGCATCTCGTGTCCGACCTGGCAGGTGGCCGGTATTGCGGGATTGCCGTCCGCAGGTGTGAATTTGGGGCCTTCTCCGGCGGCCTCCGCGATTGCGTTGGCGAGGGCGGCGATAATTGCGCTGATTGTGTCCGATTGAGATTTTTCCGGGGTGGCTCCCTGGGCGGCCGCGTGGGCGAACCCGATGATCTCGGTCGCCTGCTGCGGCAGGAGCGTCAGCGTTGCAAACAGTTTTAGCGTCGGATCTTCTTGGGGCTTTGCGTCCGCCTCCTGCATTTGCCTGAGGGCGCCCCGTAGCGCCTGGCTCATCTCCCGGGCCAGGCGCTCCAGCGCAGGTTCCATCTTTTGGCTCGGTTCGACCCAGGTCATCAGCCGGGCCTTTATTTGGCCAATGTCTTGCCCTGCGCGGCTGAGATCGGGGTCCGCATCAATCGCCAGGTTCTGGCATGAGTGGAGGAGGCAGCACATGATCGTGCCTATCGCATGTTTGTAGTCTTTGGCGTTCATTGGTCTTCCTTGTGCGCTCGGTGGGCGCGGGTTTCGGCGTCGGCTGGCGCCGGGAGGTGGATTCCCAGGTTCGTCGCGTGGGCGAGGTGTTCCCGGTTGAGTCGCCGGAGCTCTTCGAGGTCGGCGGCGTCGGCGGCGCCGTGCTTGGCCCGGTGGCGAGCGGCGGCGAGTTTGGCGGTCAGTTGGGTGGCGGCGAAGAGCGCCCGGCGCAGTTCCTGCGCGTGTCCGTTGAGGTCACTCACGGCTGCCTCCGGTTTCTCGGCGGGCCAGTTGCCTGAGTCTTTCCAGCCGCGCCTCCTCTTCGCAGGGCGGCGGCAGGCAGGGCGCCCCGGTCAGTTCGAGTTCCAGGGCTAGGTCGAGGGCGCGCAGGTGGCGGTGGATTCGGGCTTCGGCTTCGGCGGCGAGCGCCGATTGGGCGAGCTTTAGGCCCACCTGAGCCCAGAGCTCCATCGAGCCGGAGGCCTGAGAGTTTTCGCGCCAGGCGGCGGCTTCGACGGCGCTGACGCACGCGTTGAGGTCGTGTGCGATTCGGCTGGCGAAGTCGTCGGCGAGGACGGTTTCGGCTATCCGTCCGATCCGGCGGAGGCGCTCAATTTCGCACTCTGCGGTCGGGGTCTGGTCTTCGTGGGCGTCAAGCGCCTCAGTCACCCAGTCAGGGAAGGTCTGCGTGGTCGTGGTTTCGATTTGATTGGGTTCGATCATATCGCTCTCCTTGATTTGGCGCGGGTTTCGCCCGCGCGGGGTTGAAATCGGCAGGGCGAGTGAGTCGCCCTGCGAACCGCGAATCGTCGCGGCCCGTTCTCCGGCGCGTACGGCCGCACAAGCGCGCCGCGCAGGAGCAAGTCAATTGTCAATCAGCCGTTTAAGCGGAGCTTCGCCCAGGCCGGTCCTCGACCGGGCGTCTCAGGAACAATTTATGTTTGGTTATAGCGGTTGCGGTTTACGCCGCTCGGCGAACCGGCTCTTTTTGGAAAGGACGAAAAAGCTCTTCCGTCTTCATGCCGAGCGCGTTCGCCAAATCGTGGCGGATTTGCGGATATTCGCGCCTTAGGTGGACTGTGTGACTGAGCTCCGCTTCTCCGCAGCCGATCCGCCGAGCGCAGGCGCGCATCGTCCCGAAACGGGCGATAACCCTGCCTTTTATCTCGTTCGGCGTCATGGTATTTTCCTTTCGTAGAAGTTTCAACTTTTACCATTTTATATGTTGCGTAGAAAAAGTCAAGCTTTTTCTTCTCTGATTTGTAGAATATGGATTTTCAAGAGCGTGTAGTGATGGCTTTTGGCGGGATTGCGATCCGGGATATCGCCGAGCGCATGGGCGTGAAGTACTCGACGCTCGATCATTGGCTCAAATTGCGAAATGATATCCCGACGGCCCAATTGATTCGGATTAGCGACGAGACGGGGTGCAACCTGCACTGGTTACTGACTGGCCGGGGGGAGCGCTTCGTGAGTGATTCGGCTGGCGGATCGGAGTCTGCGTCAGGCGAGGGGGCTATTGCCGAAGATCGGATTCGTCGGATAGTTGGCCAGGAGTTGCTGAGGTTGCTTCACGGCGTGGTTCGGCCTGAGACGAAGATAAGCACGGTCAAGGCCAATACATTTCAGATAAACAGGTAATTGGCGGCATTTTAATTTTCCGCGCAGCAACCGCCTGGGGAAGCCGGGCATAGCCCAAAGCAGTCAGCGGTTTCGGCGGAACGGGGCGGGCCGAAAGGCTCGCCCTGAGTTCTGAAGGAAGTCCAATGAGAGTTTTGATTTTGTCTCTAGCGCTCGTTTTGTTTTCGCTCTGCGCGTCCGCGCAGTCGGTTGACGCTCCGCGCCTGATGGGCGTCTCGGTAAAAGAGGCTGAGGCCGTTCTGGGCAAGCCAAAACAGGTGAACAAGATCAAGAGTTTCCCGGAGCAGATGCCCGGAGAGTTTCGGACCTATCCGCGCGGCTCTGACGATTACGCCGTGCTGGCCCGATACTATCGCGGAGTGGTGGTCAGTCTGACGATCCGGCTGCCGCGCCCGACGGCCGACCCGGAGGAGGCGTTGCGTTTCGCCGGGGTGCGGTTGGCCGATTTGCCCGCTCCGTCGGCAGCGGCGCCGTTTGGACTTGTGTGGCACGGAGACCTGCTTGGTCGCCGCTATGAGGAGATCGCCTTGCGCGCGAGTGAGCGTGGCGTTTGGGACACGGTGCAGTTGAAAGTCCCGCAACCGGGGCGGTGAGTTTGAAATTTCAAACTCTACGGGGGTTTTTTGCCTGTAACCTATTGATTCTAGGTAGAGGGAGTTTGAATTTCAAACTCCCTTCTCGTTTTTGGCTATTGCGCGGGCGACGGTTGCGCCGTGACTGAGGCGATCCAGGCGAGGGCGCTGCACGAGGTAACTCGCACGGCGCGCCCTTCGCGCCGCTCTCCGACGATTTCCAGTCGCCCTTCGTCAATCAGGGCCAAGAGGGTTGGGCGTTTGGGCGGGGTGAAGAGGTTTTGGTGTTTGATGTAGCCCTCCAGTTCGCGGAGGGTGATTGTTTTCGGTAAATCGTTTTTCCACAGCTTGCGGCTCATGCGTTTTTCTCCGTGATTGTGTTCGCGGGGGTTTTGCGATTATACGGGCTATTTTTGCAGCCGGAAGCGTTGTCCGCCGCAAATCCGTTAAATCCGTTAAATCCGAAAAAAGCGGGGTCGTTTTTGGCGGCCCGCGCGCGGATAGTGCCCATGCAGCCGGATGCGGCGTTGTGTCGCTGCGCACGTACCGATTTGGTCGCGAGCCCCGCCCTCCGGTTGCATTTTGTTTTGCTTGGGGTGTCGTATGAGTCGGGAAATCCAGAATTGTTTGGCGGTGATTGCGACTGAGCGTCCTGCGCTGGCCGCGCTGGAAGCTGCGCGCGAGGCCTTTCTTGCGCCGGTCTTGGCGGCGGCGGATGCGCAGTTCTCTGCGGCGTTGCGCGAAGGGCGGGAGCGTTTGGCGCGCGCCGAGTCCGCACTCTTGAACGCGATGTTGGGCGGCTCTCTGGTGAAGGTTTGCGGGCATGGGATTCGGGTTGAGTTGAAACGCGATTCTCAGCGGACGATTGAGCCGGGCGCCCTGCTGGATTTCGCCGGACGGAAGCGGCGCGCCGAGGCTCTCGCCTGCTTGACTGTCGGATTTGGCAAGGCCGCGAAGTCGTTTGGCGAGGCCGCGCTTGAGCCGATTACGGTCAGCGTGCCGAAGGGCGCGCCGAAATTGGCAATTGCGGAGGTGGATGGCGATGCCTGAACTCACGCCGATGCAGGAGCGCGATGAAGAGATTCGCAGGCTGCGAGAGCGTTTGGCGGCGATGGAGTCGCCGCGCGGGTTGGGCCTGAGCGAGTTTGCGCGCGCGCAATTGGTCTACGGAGCCACGGTGCTGGCGACGTTGGCGTTGGCGGCTGGGGCGGTCTGGTACGCCACGACGCATGACGTGGACTATTTTCTGTACGTTGACGGGTTTTGGCGCGCCGTGACGGGGATGGCGCTGCTCTATGTTTTTACGGAACTGGCTACCCCTCATTTTCGCACTCTTGACGAGATCAAGAAAAGCCCCGTCGGGATTGCGATTTGGTGTTTGGCTGTGGCTATTGTTTTGGCGTCGGCGTTTTTTCCGAGGTGAGAATGCGTGAACGGATTTTGGCGATTTGCGAGCGGATCGAGGCTATTCGGTTGGAGTTGGCGGAGGGCGTTATCATCGTCGCCGGGGGCGAACCGGCGGACGGGGTTTGTCTGGCGTTTGGGTACGGCGTGGCTCTGGCCTTTCCTGCTCTGCTTTTTTTTGCCCTCTTGTCTGGTTGAGGCGTCGCCATGCCCGTGCGAGTGTCCGCCGTTGGCGGCGGTCGCCGTGCAGTCGGACTTGTCGGGGGTGGTCGCGCGGCTCGCTCCGCAGGCGTCGCCGGAGTTGCGGGCGGCGATGGCGGACGCGCTGCCGGAATACGGGATTGTGGGGCGATTGCGCCTGGCGCACTGGATTGCGCAGGTTGGGCATGAGTCGGGGTCGTTCCGATTTGTGCGGGAGATTTGGCGGCCGACGCCGCAGCAGCGGCGATACGACCCGCCGACGCGCCTGGCGCGGGTTTTGGGCAACGTTCAGCCGGGCGACGGGTTTCGGTATCGGGGTCGCGGACTCATTCAGCTGACTGGGCGATTCAACTACGCACTGTTCGGGCGGGCGCTGGATTTGTCGCTCGTTGAGCGGCCGGAGTTGGCGGAGGGCGCCCAGGCTTCGGCGCGAATTGCCTGCGAGTATTGGGCGCAGCGCAGGCTGAACGCACTCGCCGACCGCGACGACCTGCGCGGCGTCACCCGCCAAATCAACGGCGGATTTAACGGATTTCAGGATCGCGCCCGGCGGCTGACAATCGCGAAAGCGGCGCTCAGGCAGGCGGGATATGGACGCGCTCAGAACGCGGGAATGTGAGGCGGTGATGCAGCACGAAAATACGGTCGAATTGCAGCGGCCGACGCTCTATACGCTGGTTGTCATTTGCTTGCTGGGCTGCTTTTCGCTCACGACGCAGGTGATTGATCGTTTCTCCGGCGGCGAGAGCAAAGAGCTTCTGCGGCGGCTCGACGGGATTGACGCGCGCTGCGCGAAAATCGAGGACAAGCTGGATGACTCGCGGGCGCGGCAGGGCGAGCGCGACGCCCAGCAGGACGTGGCGATCACTCGCCTGGACGCGAGGCTGAAGTGAGCGATTGGGAAACCCAGGAACGAATCAATCAGGCGTTGATGCGGGAAAATGATTCTCTGCGCCGGGAAAATGAACGGCTTCGGGAATTGATTCGTGAGAGTGAGGAGTTTATCGCGCGCAATCCGGCGGCCGTCTTGATTCAGAATGGCCTGGATTGGGCCGTCTCGACATTTGCCAGGTGGTGATTTGTGCCAAGGACCTACACTCAGGAGGCGCGCGAAAAAGCGTTGGGGCTGCATCTGCGCTGGAACGGCGATACGAAGCGCGTGGCGGAGGCAATGCGCGCCGGCGGCTATCCAGATTTTTCGCACCAGACTGCGGCGCGTTGGGCGGCCGAGCTTAACTGGGACGCCTCTCTGCGCGCGCACCAAGAGCAGTTGGCGCGCTCCCGCGCGCTGACTGACGAGCAGGAGCAGTTGCGGGAGCTCGTCGAGGCGCGGCGGGCGTTGCATGCAAGGCTTCGGGCGTGCGGCTACGACGATGTGGATTTGCTGCGCACCTATCGAGATTTGTGCGCGCAGTGTACGGCGATGTTTGAGCGGCTCAATGCCGGCCAGGGGAATTACAAAGCCTTCGTTTTTTCGTGGGAGATTCTCATGGATTTGCTGCCGGGCATTTCCGCTCCGGCGACGGCGGCCCTCCTTGAGTGCGAGGCGCGGATTTTTGAGGCGGTGAAGCAGCGTGGCGAAAACCAAACTTGAGGCGCTGGAAGCGCGACGATTGGAGGCCTCGGAGCGGGCGCGGCGGCGATTGGGGCTGGCGGCGCCTGCGATTTTGCCGTTTCATCCGCAGTGGCTTGAGGAGGTCACGCCCGCATTTAATTGGCGTTTCCGGCATCTGGAGCATATCGCGGCTAGTTTGGCCGCCTTTGCCAATGGGGATTGCCGGCGCTTGATTTTGAACGTTCCGCCCCGCCACGGCAAAAGCGAGATGGTTACCGTGCGGTTCGTGGCCTGGCTTTTGGAGCGCGATCCGGCGGCGAATGTGATTGTCGGCGCCTACAGTCAGTTCCTGGCGAATAAATTTTCCCGCAAAATCCGGCGAATCGTTCGGGGGCGAATTCCGCTCGATCCCGAACGCAAGGCCGTTGAAGAGTGGCAAACGCTGGCCGGGGGCGGCGTGCGCGCGGCCGGCGTCGGGGCCGGCATCACCGGCGTCGGTGCGGATTTTTTGATTATTGACGACCCGGTGAAATCGCGCGAGGAGGCGGAATCGGAGGCGCGTCGGGAGCGGTGCGGGGAGTGGTTCAATGACGACGCCTACACCCGTCTGCATCCGGGCGGCGGCGCTCTGATCATTCAGACGCGGTGGCACGAGGATGATTTGACGGGGCGCCTCTTGGCTGAAATGGAGGCTGGCGGCGAGACATGGACACTTCTCAATTTGCCCGCTCTGGCCGAGGCGGGCGATCCGTTGGGGCGCGCTCCGGGCGAGGCGTTGTGTCCGGAGCGGTATGACGAGACCGCACTGGCGCGGATTCGCGCCAAGCTGGGCCAGTACAGTTTTTCCGCGCTCTATCAGGGTGCGCCGGTCTCGCGTTCGGGCGGACTCTTCAAGCGCGACTGGTTTCGGATTGAAGATCGCGCCCCTGACGGGTTGCAGTGGTTTTGCTACGCCGACCTGGCGCAGTCGCTCAAGGAAGGGGCGTCGAATAGCGCCTGGGGCGACGTCGCGCTGGGTCCCGACGGGACGCTCTGGATTCGAGATATGGAGGCGCGCCAGGCGGAGTGGCCTGATATTCGCCGGCTACTTGAGATGCGGATGCGTCGCCGGCCGGAGGTGATTTACGGGATCGAGCAAGCGTTGCACGGGTTGACCGCCGTGCAGGAATGGCTGCGCGATCCGGCGATGGCCGCCGTGTCGTTTCGCCCGATTCCGGTAAATCGGGACAAGGTGGTGCGGGCGCAGACCTGGACCTGGCGCGCTGAGACCGGGAAGGTGATTTTGGTGCGCGGCGACGACCCGCGTTGGATTCGCCCGTTTTTGGATGAGGTCGCGTCGTTCCCGAAGGGGCGGAAATCGGACCAGGTGGACGTCGTTTCAGGCGGCGTTGAGATGGTGGCGGGCTACGGCGGTCAGGTCACGACGGGAATTGATATTTACGGCGAGGTGTAGGCGTGGGAATCAACGAGTGGTTCAATCGGTTGCTGGATTGGCGGCCCTGGGGTTCGGGGCGCTCCGACTCGCCCTATCCGAGCGCGCGCGGGCAGTCGCATGAGTCGCTCCGGCGGCGCATGCTGCTCAATGCCTGGGAGTGTTATGAGAATCGTCTGTCGCCGCCGCTGAGGACGCGCAGCGGCGAGCGCGATTGGAACGTCCAGTTGCCCTATGGGGAGATGATCGCCGACCAGGGCGCGCGATATTTGTGCCGTGGCGATTTGCCGATTACGACCGGCGACGCGGGCGCGGACGCGGCTCTCGACGAATTGTGGCCGGCGGAAAAACGCTCGCTTCACATTTTGGGGTTGGCGTCCAATGGGGCGATTTTTGGCGACGCATGGGCGCGAATCGTTTTGCTCAATGGCGCGCCGCGCGTACAGGTCGGCGACCCGTTGAATTGGAACGCCGATTGGTTGGACGGCGATATTGAAAATGTGAGGGCGTTTGCGCACACCTACCAGGTTGAGGATGGCGACCGCGAAAAAACGTGGCAGGAGCGATACGTCCGCACCGACGAGGGATGGGAAATTACGACGGCGGAGATTGACCGTCGCGGTCGGCGTGCCGCAGAGGGTGAGCTCGTGGTGTGGCCTTTTCAGTCGCCGCCCGTGTACCACTGCCAAAACCTATATCGCGCCAATGATTTTTTTGGCGCCTCCGACCTCCGCGACAAGGTCGTCAAAGTAATTGCCAATCTCCAGTTGGCGGATTCCCTGCTGCAAAAAGCCTCGGCGGCGCACGGCGTACCCAAAACGATGGGGCTGCGCATGGCGCCGCAGGATCTGAAAATCTCCACTGATGGCGTGCTTTTCACTGGCAACGGCGAGCTGCGAAATTTGGAGACGGATGCGGCCGGGCTTCAATTTCTGCTTGCGTGGCGCAACGCGCTCCGGCAGGAGTTGTTCAATCTTGCCCAAATCCCGGAGGTGCTCGCCGGGAAATTGGAATCAATCGGCGCGATCTCCGGGGTGGCGCTCGATATCCTATTTCGCCCGCTAATCGATCTGACGCTGACGAAGCGGCGCACGTACGGCCCGATGATCGGCTCGCTGGCGCGCGGACTGCTGGAGGTGTCGGGTTATTCGCGGGCTCTGGAGTTGCCGGTGAAATTGCATTGGCCGGAGGTCGTTCCGCGCAACGTCCAGGAGGCGGTTGATGTCGCGCTCGTCAAGCGTCAGGCCGGAATCTCGACTGAGACGATTCTGATCGAACTTGGCTACGATCCGGCGGCTGAGGCGGCGAAGCTGGCCGAAGAGCGCGTGCGTCTGCGGGACGCCGCCGCCGCTGATGCGAACGTCGGGCTATAAACCCGTTCCAAATCGTTCCAGGCGCGTTTTTCTCCGCCCGGACGCCTGTTTCCCTTATCCGGGCTTTTTCTTTCGCCTTTGGGCGTTTTACGGGGTGGGTTGGGCATGGCGGCGATTTACGAGGCGGCGTTGCATTTTCGGCGGCAATTGCTCGCTGTCGAGGACGTCGCCGCGCTCCGGCTCCTGCGCGCCTACGACGGCGCGTGGCTCGGCATTCAATCCGAAATAGATCAATTGCTCGCCCGGATTCAGGCGGAGGGCGTCCGTTCGCCGGCGTGGATTTTTCAGCGCGCCCGCTTGCAGGCGTTGCAGGATCAGATTGCCCGCGCCGTGGCCGAGCTTGCGGAGTTGGGCGCGAGCGAGACTGCGCTCGCTCAGTCGCGCGTGGTTGCGCTGGCGGAAGAGCGGCTGCGGGAGCTCGCCGTCCTGGGTTTGGGCGCGGATCGCGCCGTCGCTGAATTGACGGCCGCGCTTCCGCAGTTTGGGTTGGACGGATTGCGGGCCGAGATCGCGAGCGCGTTCACCCGGCTGCCGGACGAGGCTCTGCGGGCGTTTGTCGGCTTTGCGGGCGACGGGTCGCCTCTCGCCGGGGTATTCCGTCGGCGGGCGGATGAGTGGGGCGGGGTGACGGCCAGGGCGATTGAGGGGCTGCTGGGCCGCGGAATTGCGCAGGGGTGGAATCCGCGCCGGACGGCGGCGGCGATTCTTTCGGCGATTGAGGATCGGGGCGGAAATCCGGAGAAAAGTCCGCGCCTGGTGCGGGATTTGGAGCGGATCGCTCGCACTGAGACCATGCGCGCGTACCGCGAGGCGTCGCACCAGTCGTTTCTGGCGAATCAGGACGTCATGGAGGGGTGGGTTTGGCTCGCCGCTCTGGGGGCGCGGACCTGTCTCGGTTGTGTCGGCAAGCATGGTCGGCTGTTCCCCGCCGACGTGCGCATGGAGTCGCACCCGAACTGCCGGTGCGTGCAGGTGCCGCGCACCAAAAGCTTTGCCGAATTGCTCGGCGAGCGCGGGGGCGGGCTGCCCGATACGCGCCCGGATTTGCCCCAGTCGGGCGAGGATTGGTTTCGGGCGCTGCCGAAAGAGCGGCAATTGAAAATCGCGCACCCGGCCGTGGTTGAGGCGTTCCGCGACGGCTACCTGGAATTCGGCGACCTGTGGCGGACGACGACCAGCGAGAGATGGGGCGAGTCGGTCGGGGCGGTCTCGGCGAAGGAGGCGCTGGGTGAGGCCCTGGCGCGGTATGAGGAGCGCGCTGCGCGTTACGCTCGGCGCGAAAACCGTTAAATCCGTTAAATGCGAAAAGAGCGCTATCGCAATCTCCTACGTGGCGCGGTAGGGTGCGCCAAAACCTCAGAGGAGCGATTTATGCCGCCGGAAGACAATAAGGGAGAGGCAATTGATGGGGGCGCGGAAGCCGCCGCCCTGGCGCAGACGAAAGGCCCGGGATCGGCGCAGTCGCCGCCCGCCAGCGACGACCTCGCCGAGAAGCTCGCTGCGTTGGAAGCGCAACGGGCGCTCGAACTGCAGGAGCTCGAAACTCTGCGTTCCGAGAAGAAAAAGGCCGACGACGCCAAATTAAGCGAGACGGAGCGGCTCACCCGCGAACGCGACGAGGCGCGCACGGCGGCCAGGCGGGCGCTGGTGCAGGTGAAATCGGCGCAACTCGGAATCGTGGATCCGGAAGTGGCGGCGGGGCTGATTCCCGCCGAAACGCCCGACGATAAAATCGAGGAAGCCCTGAAGGCCCTGATCGACAAAAAGCCCTATCTGAAAGCCGCGCCGAATGTCGGGCTGACTACGCCGTCAGGCAATCCGGGGCGCAAGCCGGGGCTTACGATTGACCAGGTGCGGAATATGACGACCGCCGAAATCAACAAAAACTGGGACGCTGTCCAGGCTGCGCTGTCTGGAAAGTAAAATCTCCGCGCCGGGCGCGGTTTGAGCGGGCGCATTGCGCCTGGCAGGGTAAAAAATGGCAATTACGAATTTTATTCCAACGATTTGGTCGGCGCGCCTGGAGATGGCGCTGCGCAAGAACCTGGTCTACGCCGCGGCCTGCAACCGCAACTACGAAGGGGATATCGGCGACAAGGGCGACAAGGTGAAGATCGTTATGATCTCCGATCCGGAGATCAAGGACTACGCGCGAAATTCGGACATTGACGGGCCGGAGGAATTGTCGGACGCGGCTACTATGCTGGAGGTTGACCAGGGTAAGTACTTCAATTTCAGCGTTGACGACGTTGACAAGCGCCAGAGTTCACCGGCGGTCGTTGACGAGGCGATGAGCCGGGCCGCTTACAAGCTGCGCGATGTCGCCGACCAGTTCGTCGCGTCTCGCATGGCGGCGGGCGTCTCGTCCGGCAATTTTGTCGGCTCATCGGGTTCGCCTAAGACGATTACGAGCGCGAACGAGTCCTACGACTACTTGGTCGATCTGAAAACGGAACTCGACGAAGCCGACGTTCCGAGCGAGGGACGCTGGGCGATTATCCCGCCCTGGTTTCAAGGGCTCCTTCTGAAAAAGGAAGAATTTGTCAGTTTTGGTACGGCTCAGACCGATGCGCGACTCATGAACGGGCAGATCGGCATGGCCGCCGGTTTCATGATCGTGCTGTCGAACAACGTACCGAACTCCGGAGGCGTATTTCAGGTCGTGGCCGGCGTGAGTCAGGCGACGACCTACGCCGACCAAATCGTCAAAATGGAGGCCTATCGCCCTGAACGCCGGTTTTCCGACGCCGTGAAGGGGCTGCACGTGTATGGCGCGAAAGTGATTCGCCCGGAAATGCTGGCGAAGCTGTTTGTCACGCGACCCTAACGCTGGAGGTGAGGGGCGGAGCGGTCTCCGTCCCGTCCCGTTTTTTTGGATCTTATAGGAGAGAGAAATGGCGCGAACGGCGATTCCGGTTGTGGCGCTTACCAAGAACAGTTCGACGGCGCCAGGCAATGGCGTGGCGGCGGACTCGACGAACGACCACGTAATCAATGCGGTCGGGACAGGGAATTTGATTTTGGAAATTACCGCAGGCGGCACGTCCGGGGATGGCGGCACGGTGACGATTGTCGCCGGAGACTTGGTGCCCGCCTTTCAGCCGCTTGGCGATCTGACGGTTACGGTCGCGGACGGCGCGCGGGTTTTGATTGGCCCGTTCGAGACGGCGCGCTTTTTGCAATCCGACGGGACGATCCTGGTGGACGCCACGTCCCTGGTCGGGACCTTTCGTTGCTTCCGCGTGCCGGAGGTTTAAGGGTGTTTCGGCGCGTGGGCGGGCGGCTGATTCGCTATGGGAATGAGGGTGCGCAGTGCCAATTAGAGCCACAACCAAAGACCTGCGAGACGAACTGCGAATCCTCGTCAACGACCCCGCCGGAGACGGCGCGGTCTTTACCGAGCAGCAATTGCAGGACTTCCTTGACCAAGAGCGGGCGACCGTTACGCAGTCGCCGCTCGAGGTCGTCGAGCTTCGCGTCTCCGGCGGCGCAGTCCGGCGACGGCGTTGGCGAGCCGCAACCGGAGATTGGGAGTCGGGCGTTTCGTTTGCGAATCAAGAATTTGATGAAGTGACGCCGACGGCGGCGGACCTGTACGGCGCGATTTGGGATTTTGACGCCGACGCCGACCGGGTTTTTATCACCGGCAATTTGCACAACGTCTACGGCGCGGCCGTTGAGTGCCTGCGCGTGCTGGCGGCGAACGTCGCCCAGGATTTTGACGTTGGCGGCATTGGCGTGGACGCCAAACTCAGCCAAGCTCAAAAAGGCCTGCTTGCGCTGATTGAGCAGTATCGCGAAAAAAGTGAAGCGTGGAAGTTGCGCGCCGCGCGCTATGACGCTTCGCGTGCGGAGACCGGTTTTGGGCGTCTGGTATTTGATGATATCGCCCCCGACGGACTCTGGCGAACCTTTTCGGAGCGGAGGTTTGACTGGTGAAGCCCCTGCTTTCGGATGCGAATATCGCCAAATTACGCGTCGTTTTTTTGCGGAGCCTGAATCAAACGGCGACCGTTTTGCGGCGTACGGAAACGGTTGACGCGCGCGGCGGTCGCCAGGTGAGTTGGGCGGCGCAGGGCGCAATCCCCTGTCGCCTGGCGGTTCGAAATGAGCGGCAGGATGATCGGGCGCGCGCCGACGGCGTCCGAAGCTTGGGACTCTACGATTTTTCGTGCCCGCACGACGCCGACGTGCTGGAAACGGATCGCGTGCAGGTGGACGGCGTGCAGTACGACGTGATGGGGCCGACCCAGGCGGTCGGGTTCAAAATCGGCAAAACGTTTGGGGTGCGGAGGATTGATGGCCCGAGTTGAAATTTTTGATGCGGAATCGGAACTTCGGCGGCTCGCCTCGCAGTTGGTGCGCAAGGCGACGCTGGATATTGAAGCCCGCGCCAAGCTTGCGGCGCCGGTGGATACGAGCTTGCTGCGCGCCTCGATAGAGCCTGCGTTTCCATCGCCGCTTGAAGGCGAGGTTTCGGTGGGCGCGGAATACGGAATTTTTCAGGAATTGGGCACGCGGTTTATGAGCGCGCAGCCCTTTTTGGCGCCGGCCGCCGAAGCCGCACGCCCTGATTTTGAGCGCGCCGTAAAAGCGGCGTTTGGA